ACGCTGGCGAACATAAGAAAGACGCCAAGCGCCATTGTGAAAACTGTGTCGAATGTATCCATTGGTCTGATCCCTTTCTTACAGGTCGAAATATTCGCCGCTGGCAGTATCAAGATAAACGCCAGTATCAGGGCAAAGCGGACGGAAGGTGCAATTCCAGCCGGTGATGGTGAGCATTTCCTGCTCATCATGGCAAAAGCCGGAAACCATGCCGTCCAGATCGGCATCGGGTGCGACCGATACCAGAAGATCGTCTGCCGGTGTCTCAACATGGAAGAGACGCCAGCCAGCGCGGGTGCAACATGCAGAAGAAAACATTTTCATGGTGTTTGATCCTTTTATCAGTGCTAGTGATACCCACCCCTAACATTGGCAGGGAATGACAGTCAACAAGAAAAATGATATTTATGGAAAGCAATCGCAACACGGCACAGCACAGCAAAGCACCACACCTATATATGTCAGGCGAAAAACCAGGCTGGCGCACAGCCAAGATCAGCACAGGCAACGCGACGTTTTGCGGGTGTCGGGTGGGTGTTTGCGCAACGCATGAACAGACAGCACAGACAAAGACGCGCAGCAATGCCAGCGACGCATGGCTGGCACAGCGACGCGGCGGCAGGGTAGGGGGGAGGTTCGCGACCCCATGCACCCCCGCCGGCGCGGCCACTCTATACATGTGTTAATTGCCCCTATCCCACACACAGTCAGGAGGAAACATGGCTAGGCTAACGCAGAGCAAGGCAGAGAGCGTTGCTGAGTTGGTGATGCAAGGTCATAGCCTTGTCAGTGCTTGTAAGGAAGCACGGATCAGCAGGTCAGTGCTGTATAAGAAGATGGGGGAGGATGCTGAGTTAAGTAATCTTATTCGTACAGCGCAGCAGCAGAGTGCGGAGAAGGCATTGGAGGATGTCGAGGTTATGTATCAGCAGCAGCTTACCGGTCAGAAGAAGTATGATCCTAATGTTTTGAGGGACTATGCCCTTCATGTTAGATGGAAGGTGGGCAAGGTGATGCCAGATCAGTATGGTGATGTGAAGAACCGTGCTGGTGTAGAGGTAAGTGACGGCACGGTGCGTATCGTTTGGGAGAGCGATAGTGCAGGTTAAGATTCCTTACAAGCCAAGAGACTTACAGGCTGAGATGCACAGCAACGTGCGTCGTTGGAACGTGCTTGTGATGCACCGCAGGTTTGGCAAGACGGTCTGGGCTGTTAATCATCTTATTAAGCACGCTCTTACTTGTGAACTTCCGAGACCGCGTGTTGCGTTTGTGGCACCTACTTTTACGCAAGCGAAGCGTATTGCGTGGGATTATGTGAAGTATTATGCGTCTGTAATCCCTGGCGTGAACTTTAATGAAACTGAACTGCGTGTAGACTTCCCTAATGGCGGCAGGTTGATGCTGTTGTCTGCTGAAAACCCTGACAGCTTGCGCGGTATCTATCTGGATCTGTGTGTGTTCGATGAGTTTGGGATGCAGAACCCAAGGGTATGGGGGGAGGTTGTAAGGCCGGCACTGTCCGACAGAGAGGGTGCGGCTGTATTTCTAGGCACCCCAGCCGGTCATAATCATTTTTTTGATCTATTGGAGCAAGCTAAGGCTGAGACGGCCAATGGCTCTGACCAATGGTATCACAAGACCGTAAAAGCCTCTGAGAGCGGTTTGGTGAAGGCAGAGGAGCTTGAGGCGGCAAAGGCACAGATGACGCCTGAGCAATACGAGCAAGAGTATGAATGTTCGTTCACTGCTGCTATCATTGGTGCCTACTATGGAAAACTGCTGGCTGATGCCGATGATGCTGGAAGGATCACAAGGGTTCCGTATGATCCTGCTTATCCTGTGCATACAGCCTGGGATCTGGGTATAAATGACTCAACGGCTATATGGTTTGCTCAAGTCTTCCGTGGCGGTTCTATCAACATCATTGACTACTATGAGAACGGTGGTGTTGGGCTGGATCACTACGCTGAAGTCTTGCGCCAAAAGGACTATCACTACGGTGATCACCTTGCTCCGCACGATATCGAAGTAAGAGAGCTAGGTAGCGGCAAGTCGCGGCTTGAGACTGCGTTTAGTCTCGGCATCCGCTTCCGTGTTATTCCTAAAATGAAAGTAGCTGACGGCATCAACGCAGCACGCATGATGATGCCAAAATGCTTTTTTGACAGAGATAAGTGTAATGATGGCGTAGAGATGCTACGGCAGTACAGGCAGGAATGGGATGAACGCAAAAAAGTTTTCAGAGATCACCCGCGCCATGATTTCACAAGCCATGCTGCGGATGCGTTTAGGTATTTGGCTGTTGGGCTGGAGAATAAACAAAATCTCACAAAGCCTCCGCAACAGATGGCAATGAACGACTACAATCCGTTTACGCTATGATAGTTGACCTGCACCACTACAAGACAGCTACGGCGATGATGACAGTCAGTCATTATCACCAAGACTACAGTGATCAGGATATTAAAGAGTTTATTGAGCCGCCGTTGGCTCTAGGCAACTATCTCATCATCGAAGATGAAACAGGCTTTCCATATGTGTTTGCGACATGGGCTTTCCCTGAGATGCACCACATCGACACCTATGTGCGCACCGGCAAGTTCCCGCCGTCTGGCTTCCGTGGCTGCGGCGACAGTCCTTGGATTATTGATTTCATTGCTTTCGGTGGCTTTCAGAGTACCAGAGCCGGTTTTAGATATTTGAAAGACACATTTATCGAAATGGGATATAGTGACTGCTATTGGTTGCGTACTGAAACAAACAAAATCGGCTTTCATAGGCTCAAGGAGAATTGATATGGGTTCCGGTGGTGGCGGCGGCGGTGTAGATTCAGAGCCTCGCAGAGATCCTTATGCAGATCCACGCAAGGCTGCTGGCTCACGCACAGATGCAACACGCATGTCAGGTGCTAGAAAGCGCGAAGAAGAGCGACTGCGGCGTGCATCTTTTGTAAGCGGCGATCAGTCCTATGCAACCGGCGGCGGTGATATCGTGCGCGATAGCTCTGGCGGTGGCGTACTCACAAGTGTTGGAGTGCAACGTGCCGAGGCTTCTAGGCAGCAAGAGCTTGAGACTTTGATCTCACGCCGACAAGGTGGGTCTGGCGACCCAGAGGCGGGTAAGCGGCAAATGGCTATTGAGCAACTTGAAAAGCGCAAAGAGCAAACGCTTCCAGGGTTCCTTGGTGCCGTTTCTCGTATGAATATTGAACGCCAGCTTGCCGACTTGAAGGCTGGTGGCACACCACAGTTTGGTCTTAGCCCTACTGGCACATTTATTACTCAAGGCGTTACACCGAAGGGCGGGGACGTACCTTTGGCTGATGCACCTAATATTCAACCTATGTTTGGCGACACAAGGTCAGAATCTGTGCAAACTGAAGAAATAACGCCAGAAGTGACTGAAGAAATTGTGCCAGATGATAGAACCCTCATGGGTGGCCGAGAGAGAGGTCGGCGCAGAACAAGAGGGACTAGGGCTGGCGGTGCTGGCAGTTTTGAAACTGGTTATGGTGTGTTGCTGCGCGGCCCAAGTGCTACAACGCCATCCGGTTCTGGACGTTTATCGTAGGAGTAAGTGATGTCTATGTTTACCCCCAAGGTCTCTGTGCCACCACCACCGCCGCCACCAGAGCCGCCGGCACAAGTTGATTATGAGCGTGCAGAAGCATTAGCTGCTGAAAGCCTTGCACAAGCTACAGGAAAGCGTAAGGGGCGTGGCTCAACTGTTGTAGCTGGTGCATTGGGAGAACAAGTGCAGTCAGGACAAACCCCGACACTATTAGGCTAGGTGGCTGAAATGGATCCCATCAAAGAACTTGTTGCTCGTTTTGATTATCTTGAAAGCCGTCGAGATAATTGGGATACGCACTATCAGGAACTGGCAGATTATATGCTGCCACGCAAAGCCGACATTGTGCGCAAGCGTAGTCGCGGCGAAAAGCGTATGGAGCTTATCTTTGATGGCACCGCACTACAGGCTGTAGACCTTCTGTCTGCCTCACTGCATGGGATGCTCACCAGCGGCGCAACGCCGTGGTTCCACCTTGCAATGAAAGATCCTGACATTGGCCGCGATGATACGGTGCAGCGTTGGCTGGAAGACAGCAGCAAGCGCATGATCAGGGCGTTCAATCAGTCTAACTTTGAGACTGAGGTACACGAACTGTATGTCGATCTCGTTGTCTTTGGCACCGGCTGTATGTTTGTGGAAATGGATGGCGAGAACTTGCGGTTCAGCACGCGCCATATCTCGGAGTTTTACGTCGCAGAAGACCAGTTTGGCTTGGTTGATACTGTGTTTCGTAAGTACAAGATCCCTGCACGGCAAGCTGTGCAACGCTTTGGGCTGGAAAACGTAGGCAAGTTTATCCAGCGCACATTTGAGAAGAAGCCAGATGAAGAGGTAACGCTGCTGCACGCTGTTCTGCCGCGCGATGATCGTGACCCCACGAAACGCGACAACAAGAACATGCCGTTTGCGTCAGTCTATATTTGTATGGAAACCAAGATGCCGATTGCGATCAGCGGCTTTCAAGAGTTTCCGTACATTGTCCCGCGCTTCCTCAAGGCAACTGGAGAGGTAATGGGACGGTCACCTGCGATGGTGGCGTTGCCTGACGTTAAGATGATTAACTTGATGTCAAAAACCATCATCCAAGCTGCGCAGAAACAAATAGATCCTCCGCTACTTGTTCCTGATGACGGGTTCCTTCTCCCTATCCGCACGCAGCCAGGTGGCCTCAATTTCTTTAGGAGTGGCACAAGGGATACCATTACGCCACTCAACACTGGCGCAAACATTCCTATCGGTTTGCAGATGGAAGAACAGCGTCGTGGTGCTATCCGCTCTGCGTTCTATGTAGATCAGCTTCTGTCGGCCTCTACGCCTAACATGACGGCTACTGAGGTAGTGCAGCGCCAAGAGGAGCGTATGCGTGTCATAGGGCCGGTTCTAGGGCGTCTGATGAATGAGATGCTGCGTCCCATGATTGACCGTGTGTTTGCGCTTATGCTGCGCAACGACATGCTTGCGGTGCCGCCAGAGGTACTGCAAGGGAGGGATGTAGACATCGAATATGTATCGCCACTGGCACGCGCACAGAAGTCCAGCAGTCTGAATGGCACGATGAAGGCTCTGGAGATACTTCTGCCCCTTGCACAATCGCTGCCAGTTGGCGACCACCTCAACCCAGATGGGCTGGTCAATCATATCGTGGACTCTCTGGGTGTGCCGAAAGACGTACTGTTGCCGCAAGCGCAGGTCGATCAACAGCGCCAGCAACGTGCTGCCGCACAGCAAGCGGAGCTAGAGCGTCAACAAGGCGCAGAAGACGTTTATACGGCTGCACAGGCCGCACAAGCAGTGAGGATGGTAAGCGATGGCGGTGGAAGTTAAGAAGCTGCGAGAGATGTACAAGGGCGTGTTTAGTGACCACGCTGGAGAACAGGTACTACGAGATCTTGAGGCACGCTGTAACTGGCGTGCTTCAAGCTATGTGGCGGGAGATGCAAATGCCACAGCGTTTGAAGAAGGCAAACGTGCAGTAATCCTTCATATCTACAACATGATGAGTGAGGACTAAATGTCAGAACAAGTGGCTGAACAGGTAGCCCAGCCTGATGCTGCGCCGGTAGAAACACCGGCAGAGGTAGCACAGGGCGGGTCTGGTAACGACTTCTTGACCATGATACCGGAGGACATCCGCGAACACCCCAGTTTTGGGCCTATTAAGGACGTGGAAAACCTAGCGCGTTCATACGTCAACGCACAGAGATTGATCGGCTCGGAGAAGATCCCGCTGCCTATCAACCCAACAGACGAAGATCTCGACAACATCTATGGCCGGCTTGGTCGTCCAGAGGCACCAGATGGCTATGAGATCAAAGCAGACGGTAACGTCATTACTGAGGACATTGCTTCACAGTACGCCGATATCGCCCACAAACTGCGCCTTACGCCACAACAAGCACAGGGTGTGTTGGAATACTACCGCTCCACTGTGTCGAACTC